TCAAGATGGCCTATTTTTTTCTGTGCATATCTCCGGTGCCTGCCTTTGCTCAAACTCTTGTACTAACTTCTGCGCCCGTGCATTGGATAGGATAATATCCAGGGCGGCGTTGTAGTAGACATTTACCCTTGACCTGCTCATGTGGACCTCTTTGCAGATCCGTTCCCATTTCTTGCAATCTATATGCCGCAGCTCCACCACAGTGCGCTCCATGCTGTTCTCTGGCAACAGGTCAATGAGATCCATTACCATGGTAACAGCTCGGCCCATGGCTATCCGCTGGGCCTCTATGCGCTCCTCAACCTCTGACAAGCGAAAGACAACGGACACGGCCCCCTCGCTTTCTGCCGCAGAGTGGGAGGCCGGCATGGTCATGTATGCCGATCCGGGCGCCGGTGCCTTTAGCTCTCGCGCCAGTACATCGTGCCGCCGCTCCAGTATGCGCCGCCGTTCCCGCGCCATGTGGTACTGCTGTAAATATTCTTTTACGGCTTCGCGGGTGGCCCCGCCCGTTGCCTGCTGCTTCATGTTCACACCTCGGTTATGTCAATTCCGCGCCGCTCTTTCATCAGCTTTCGCTTGATCAGATATTCCCGCGTCCTGGTGGGCTTGCTTTTTACATCCTCCACCACCATCCGCCCGTCCCGCTCCCTGTATGTAAAATCTGCCCGGTATCGGATGGCCCGTACTCTCCGCCCCTCCTGGTCTGTATATGCCTCTTGCAAAGTAAAATCCACCTGGAGGCGCAGATCATGGATTTCTCCGGCTTGCTGCCGTAGGGTCAGGTGGTCATATCTCCGGGCCTCTTTTTGACTGTCAAAGCGGAGAACGGCCCCGGAGGCGGTGACCCGCTCGGTGGGGGTGTTGCGATATTTCGCCGCCCTGTCCGTATTCTGCACAGCGGCGGCGGGAGGCGCAGGCCCCCGCCGCTTCTGCTGCTTCATGTACTTTTCCACGGCCTGCTGCTGATATTTGGGCGGCAGGTCCGAAAGGTTGATGGCCATTTATTCGTCCTCCAGGTCCGGGACCTCTACATATTGCCACGACATAGGCGGACGGTTTAGCCCGAACTCTGCCAGCGGGCTGGGGGTGTCGTATTCCTCCGCCTCTCCCACAATCCAGCCATACAGCGATTTTCCGCCGCCGTCCTCCGCACCAGCGGAATGGCCTTTTTCAGCTCATTCACCGCATAGGACAGGCGCCAGCGGGCGCAGATATATGCGTCATGCTCTGCCAGCGCGCAGCCCTCACATTGCTGTGGCCTTTTCTGCTCGGTCACTTCTGGCCACCTCCCGGCAAAGGAATAAACCGGCATTTATCCACGGCAAACTCCGCCACATATCCGATGGCCGTACATGCCAGCATAATGTCCGCCATGAGATCGTCCGCGTCCTCCTGTCCGCGTCCGTCCCTGTTCATGTTCCGCAGGTTCCGCGCCATGATCTGGCCAAACTCGTGCAAATTTTCCGACGCGGCCAGCCACCGCTCTTTCTCCACGGTGTAGCCGATTTCGATTTCGCCCACGGGTCACACCTGCCTTTCAAAGCGCCCCATGTAGTGGGCGGCCCATTCCGTTGTTGCGTCCTCCTGGTCATCCCACGGTGAGGCAGAGGGCGGGAGATCCGGGAAATGCGCCCGCAGGTTGTCCTTGTAGAAAACCGGGATTTCGTTCTCCGCGCAGAACTGCGTGATCCAGTCCACCCACTCCCGCCGCGGTGTCACCTTGTCCGCCCGGTTCCCGGTTTCGGCCCCCAGGATCACCCACTGGGGCAGGCCCTCCGCCGCGCTCATGTCCACCGGCCCCAGCAGCGGCTCCATGGACCAAAAGCTGTTAATTGCCACGCCCTGCATGGTGTACATGGCCGCCGCGTCCTCATTGGCCACCGTGGACCCATACCAGAAATTATTTTCATGCGGGAGTAAGCCCATGTAGTCCAGTTGCAGGTATCTGGCCGGGTTTTTCGTCAGGAACAAATAGCGGTGCTGCGGTGCGCGGCGGCAGGCGTCCAGGACCTCCGCGATCCAGGAGGTCGGCACCCAGCGCCCGAACAGATCCGCCATGCTGCACACAAAAATCGTCTGCGGCTCCGCCTGGCGTTCCGGCTGGTTCAGGCGGTATCTGTGCATGGTGGGTTCAAATCCGTATGGGTATGGCGTGGCCTTGATCTTCTCCTCCAGCACATGGAGGCCGTCAGCCAGCGGATCAGGATCCGCACACCCGGCGTCAAAGCGGTGGGCGGTTCGTCTGGCGTAGCAGTATGGGCACCCATGGCGGCACCCGGTTACAGGGTTCCAGCTCATGGTGGCCCAGTCAATTTTCGTCTTGTTCATGTCGCTTCCCCTTTCAAAGTTTTTCCACGATTTTCCCCAGCCACCGCTCGGCGGCCTCCACGCAGCTGTCAAACAGGAGGCCGTCCGGGTGTTCTTCGATGTAATGGCACACGCCGCCGTCTTTTTCGTAGTCGCAGCACTCGCAAAATTCAGCGGTGCATAAGATCCTGGCCAGCTCCTCGCGGGAGGCCGCCCCGATCATGTCCTCCATGGTGGCCAGGACCTCCGGTGCGTTTTCTTTTCTCCAGTGTTTGCAGGCTTTCCCCATGTAGTCCAGCAGGCACCCGCCGGCGCCTTGGCACCTATCGCATATTTTCATTTCTCTGGCCTCCCAGCATAATCATTTTTCTCTTACCAGCTTGTCAATTATGCGGCCCTGCTCCTTGTAGCCGCACATGGCTGCCAGCTTTTCCAGGTTATAGGCCGTCTGTGCGGTCACCAGGACGCTGATCCGGCGCATATTTTTTCTTTTGCTCATACGGTCACCGCCCTTTCCAGTTCCTCCATGGTGTTGATCTCCACCCCTGCACACCACTCCGGCAGATTAGCCCGCACCAGGGCCGTGGCAAAGGGAGGCGGCACCGCATTGCCGCACCGGGCCACCTGCTTGCTTTTCCCGTAGGTCTGGCCGGTGTAGTCCCGCTCGATCTTGTAATCATCCGGGAAACCGTTGGCCCGGTACAGTTCCCGCGGCGTCAGCATACGCAGGCCAATGTCCGCCATGAAATACCAGGCACCACCGATCTGGAACAGGATCACATCCTCCGGCCCCAGGTCATAGCCGCAATATGTATTCAGCAGCTCCCGGATCTCCGGCCAGTGTCGGAGATCCGCCCCCGGCTCCGCTCTGGTGATCTGCGTGGTGACCACACCATGGTGGCCTCCGCCGGCGGTGATAGTCTGCACCGGCTCCGTGGCCGGTCCTCCCAGGTTTGTGCCTTTCATCTTGACCAGGTGGGCAGTTGTCAGCCCCTCCCGGTCCTTTGCCGTTACCGTGTGGAGCGGGTCCTGTATGTTCTGGCCGTGCTGGTCGCTCCCGTAGTATTTGACCAGGCTGGCCGCCGTTAAGCCGTAGCGGTTGGCGGCGTCAATGGTCATAATCGGCCCGGTGATCTCCTGGCCTCTCACATGCTCGGACTGTTCCGTGTGGTACTGGATCAGGGAGGCCCCCAAAAACATTTGCCCGCCTCCGCCGCCGGTCCGCGCCGTGTCTATTGGCTCATTGACTGGGTGGCCCGTGGAGTTAGTGGTGTTGGTCACTGTCCAGGTCACCATGGCCGGACTTACCACCCCATACCCATGCTTTGCTGTAATGGTCTGGAGCGGGTCCTCAATCTCCTGTCCCCGGAACTCTCCAGCATGGTTGACCACCACCAAAAACGGGTTTGCAGACTTGACCACGAACTTGTCCACGCCCCTGGCCACCCGGCGCATGGTGTTGGGCCGGAGTGGCCGCTGGGCGGAAAGGCCGTATTTCTCCCGGATTTCCTCCCGTGTGTCAAAAATGGAGGGACAGGGCAGGCTCCAGTCTATGATCTCCGCCGCACTCCGCCAGGGCAGTTTCTTCCCGGCCAGTACCTCCGGGCTGTCCGCTGGCGCGTGGGTAGGCTCCGGCCATACAATGGGCCGCCCGTCACAGCGGGCAATCAGGAAAAATCGCTTTCTGGTTGTCGGCGCCCCATAGTCAGCCGCCACCAGCTCCCGCCATTCCACCGCATAGCCCAGGCCCTCCAGTTGGTCAATAAAGCGCCGGAATGTTTGCCCGGCCTTTGCCTTTACCGGGTGCCCACGGCGGACCGGCCCCCAGGTCTGGAACTCCTCCACATTCTCCAGGATGACCACGCGGGGCCGGACTGTCCCAGCCCACCGCAGGACGATCCAGGCCAGCCCCCGGATGTTCTTGTCCACGGGCTTCCCGCCCTTGGCCTTGCTGAAATGCTTGCAGTCAGGGGAGGCCCACAGTAAACCCACCAGGCTTCCTCCTGTGACTTCGAGCGGGTCCACATCCCACACGCTCGCCTGATAGTGGACGGTGTGCGGGTGGTTGGTCTTGTGCATGAGGATGGCGTCCGGGTCATGGTTGATCGCTATGTCCACCACCCGGCCCGTGGCCAGTTCAATTCCCGTGGAAGCTCCACCGCCGCCGGCGAAACTGTCCACGATCTTTTCCTCCCACATGCTGATCTGCGCCTTGCTCATTTTCCTGCCGCCTCTCTCATGCCGTCCACATACCTGGTGGCCGCCTGCTCCGCCTCACAGTATGGGCATTTCCCATTCATCCACCCAGCGCGGAACATGCCGCCACATTCCCGGCATGTCACGGCGTCGTGTTCTCCCGTGGCCAGTTGCACCATAAAGCCCCGCAGGTTCATGGCCCAGGTTATATATACCTCCTTGGCGTAGATTGCCGTTGCCAGGTTGTCCGCCATGTCCACAGCCTCCCAGCGCGGGATTAGGATCGCGTGATTTTCCCGCGTCCGTTTCCCCGGCTCTGCCCATCCGGCCCTTTTTGCTCCTTGGTATTCCCGCGCTTTGGCGCTGGCCGCTTTGTATGCTTCTGCAAAGTCTTTCACTTTGTTCTCCCTCCTGTCATTTCCAGATACAGGGCGCAGTCTTTCCCAATCCTCTGGCAGTACGCCCATTCCACCATGGCGCCCCGGCTCTCCTGGTAGTCCGGGAGGAACACGGCCAGGTCCGACGCCTCCAGCATGGCCAGCGCGATCCGCATATAATCCCCGTCGGTCAGACCGTCCGGCAGGGTGGCAGGGTTCAGGACTACATGGCCCGCCGCCTCCAGGGTCTTGGCTGCCTCCCGGAACTTGGCCCGATAACGCCGATCCCCGGCAATCTTTCCCGCTATGTAAATTTTCATTGTCTGCGCCTCCTATTCGTTGAAAACCTCGAAATATTCCTGGTATGGGTAGCCGCTAATCTCATGCCACCCGCTCCGGGTGGTGGATCCGTCATCGAACTTGTACAGCACGGCGCCCTTGCTGGCCTTTGGCTCCTTGCGCCAGGAGGAGGCAGACACGGGGGTGTATGTAATAACGGGCTTGTCCATGTTTTTGGTCTTGCTGTACCGCTTTCCCCGTTTCCCCAGCTCCCTGTATTTCTCCATAGTGGATCGGCTTTCTTTGACCAGGTAATGCGCCAGCTTCTCATGGTTGCCTCTGCGGTCCAGGGGTTTGAAACTGATACCCCCGCCGCCCCTTGGGACGCTCTCCCATGCCTCGGTGATGATCTCCGGGTCCATGCGCGTTATTACCACATGAATGTGCGGGTTTGTCATCCGCTTGGTTTCGATGACCACCACGGCCTTGTATTTGATCCTGCGCTTTTTGCAGATCTTCCGCAGGTTGGACAGAAAGGCGGCCTTGTCTGCCAGTATCTCCGGGAAAGTGGTGTCCTTGGCATAGTAGTGCAGGACGGCGTGGAGATCCCGGTGGTCAAAGTTGGCGTTTAGGTCCCAGCGCAGGTGTTCCTCCGCCACCCTCTCGTTGACCTTGGCCTGCTTCTCCGATGTGGTCCCATGGTTGGGGCCTCTCTGGACCCCCTTTGTGTGGATCCGGTATGACTGCATTTTCCTGTGTTCGATGGTGCGGCCAGCCTTTACCCGCCTATGGACATAGGCCATGCTGTACTCCTCCTTTGGGCCTGCTGGTCACTTTACTAATAGCTCTTACCGGAGCTATACGGGGCCGCGGCCCCGTTGAATTTTGCGGCTTGCAGGCCGTCCGGGAGTATGCTATAATGCAACTATCCAGGACGGCCTCCGCGCCGCCTCGTATCTGTCCACCTGCGCCGTGTTGTCAGCACCGGGCGCAGGTGGTTTTCTTTTTATGATATGATAGGTAGTCATTGGCCAGCTCCAGCAGCTCCGCCGCGTGTTCCTGGTCCACGATCTTGACCTTTCCGGGCCGTTTCGGATCTTCCTCAATGGCCCAGGTCACTTTCTTTGCCATGATTTCCCATTCACTTGACTTGGCGGCCATTTCCTTGGTGTACCGCTCCCGGTCCTTTTTCCATGCCATGAACTCCTTGAACTCCTCGGCTCTCATATTTACAGTTACTTCCATTACTCTGATACCTCCAGCCCCAGCCACCACGCGGGGCTGTTTCTTTTTCCCTCGTGTGGGCATACCTTGGGGCAGTTCTCCATGGGGCAGTTGTCGCAGAAAATCCGGTGAAAATCGTCATCCCATGGCGCGTCCAGGCAGGGGAGGGAGGCCAAAAAAGAGGCCAGGGCCTCCGGGGAGGCGGTAATCCGGTCAAAATTCGTCTTTCCCATCGTCACGCCTCCTCTTTGTGCAGGTCCACGCCCTCCAGGGCGTTCCACACGGCCCGCTCCCATTCCTTGGCCCAGCTTGACCGGGCTTTTCTTACTGCGTCCATGGCCACCACCTCGGTGTCCCCACGCCACAGCAGGCGGTCCCCGTCGATCACGGCGGCGGCTCCATGTTCCACCATTTCCCGCTCCATAACCACCAGGTCAAGGAGGCTTACCCCGTAGCAGGCCCCGCCGCCGTCCGGCTGGAAAATCTGGTAGCCCTGCATGATCACCGTGGCCATGGTCACCGCGTCGGTGCGCTCCCCGGTCCTCCAGTGTTCAATTTCATCCGCCGCCACCTCCGGCATGATTAGCTGCGGCTCTCCATCCTTTACGATGGACACGGGTTCCGTGTCCGGTATCATTCCCATGTGTTCCACGATGGTGGCCAGCACCTTGCGTGGGATGGCCGCCCGCTTGCATTGGATATACCATTGTTCTGTGTAAATCGTCATGCAATCGCCCTCTGCGGCCACCGCATACCCGGCGGATTTATAGGCCCGCTTGATACAGCGCACCAGGCCGCTTTCGTTGATCAGCATTTCGCCGCCTCCTTTATTTATGTAATGTAGGCATGGGGGCCGCCTGCTCCCCTTGTGCGGCCCACACTTGCGCGTCCAGGATTTCCACCCAGTTGCACCCCCACACCTCCGCAGCGTTCAGGATCGCCGCCAGGTTTGAACAGTGTGGGACCACCACGGACCCGTGGGCCGGGTGTGTTACTCTGGCCCTGCCGGGGACGCTCCAGCGGTGGATCCGTGCCCGCCTGGCTGCCGCCGCGCGTGTGTCTGTGCGGTTCAGGTTCCATTCCATGCGTTCACGGTCACCTCCCACCGCTCCATGGCCTCCACCACAGCGGCGGAGTAGTCGGTTGATGTGCCCCCCGCCTCCCAGGCGTTTTTTGCTCCGGCCACTCCCATGTTGTACGCCATGGCCGCCTTGTGCGGGTCCTTATAGTCTGCCATGTACTTGCCCAGCAGGTAGCACCCGGCGGCGATATTCCCGGAGGGGGTAGTGGGATCCAGCCCCGTGGCCGCCTCCAGCTCTGCGTGGTAGGCACCATCCGGCCCCGGATTTAACTGCATGATCCCCACCTCTCCGGCGGTGCCCACGGCCTCCATGTTAAAGTGGCTTTCAACCTCCGCCACGGCCAGGGCCAGAGGATAGGGGCACTCATAGGCCGTGCAGTAGGTCCGCATATAGTCCTGGTATTCGTAGCACATAGGCACCGCCATGGAGAAATACCCGGAGGCCAGCAGGGCCTTCTCGATCTTCTCCGCCTCTCTCGGATCCTCGCCCTCTCCGTCCCACACATCCGGCTCCGCCGTCAGCAGGGTGACAGGCCCACAGGTTGCGGTGATCTCCAGCTCCTCCGCCGCCGCTGTGTCCGCCGTCATAGCTTTGATGGCCAGTGCCAGCAGCAGGACCACCACCAGGGCACCGGCAATCAGGACAGCGATCTGCCGTCTGGCAAGCTGCCGCCTCCGTTCCTCTGCCCGGATCCTCCGCGCTTGCTCCATGCTTTTCTTTCTTTTTTTCTCCCACTGCTCCGCCTCCCGGCGGGCCTGCCTGCGGCGGATCTCCTCCAGCTGGTCCTCCCTGCGGTGGCGGGCTTCCATGGCCCCGATCCGGCGTTTCAGATCATCCACATCCTCTACCGCGCCCCGGTACTGCTCCATGGCCTGGCGGTACTCCTTGGCCTTTCTCTGGCTCATGTCTGCTTGTCCTCCTTTTTTCCGCGGGTTGCTCTGCCTGTCACCTCGTAGGTGTACCCGAAACGGCGGCGGCCACACTCCGCGCAGGTGATTTTCTCGCACCGCCCGTAGACGGGCTTCACGGTCTTTCCCCGGCTTGACAGGAAAATGGCGCAGGGCCTACACAACTCCTGTTTCATTCCCTCGCCTCCCGTTCATCCACCCAGGCCGCGCACATGTCCGCCTCCTGTAAGCGCCATACCCATGGGGAGGCTGCCATGGCCGCGTCCATGCTCCTGGCGCCGGCGGTGGATGTGTCATAGGCGCCCATGTGCCACCGGATGGCCAGCGCCTCCTCCGGCAACAGGTCCATGTGGCGCTGGATCAAGTATAGGCTTTTCTCTCCATGTCCCAGCGGCAGGGGATCCTTGTATGTATATCCCTCGTAATCCTCCCAGCGGCCAGTTTCCGGGTTCTTTCGCCGCTTGGTTTCCGTGCAATAGCAGCCCACCTTGCACACATCATGCAGCAGGGCAATGACCGCCACCGTTTCCTCCTGTTCTTCCGAAAGTCGATATTCTCCCGGATCTTCCTTGCCCGCCATGTCGCGGATCGCAATATCCCGCAGGCGGTAGTACACATTCAAGCTATGCACCAGCAGGCCGCCGGGGTGTGCCCCGTGGTGCTTCGTGGAGGCCGGTGCTGTGAAAAAGTCCGTTTCCCGCTCCAGCCAGCCCAGCATGGTGTCCGCATAGTTCCGGTGGATATTGTTTTGAAAAATGTCCTTGAAATGGGTCTGTGTTGTTTGAAGCCCGTTCCTTTCCAAAAAATTCATGGCTATACCTCCACCCCCTGAAAACTTTCCTTTACCGCTCCGCCGCGTGTCTGAAATTCCACTGTATGGAACAGGCCCCGTGGATGGATATACACGACGCGGCCCCACATGGGCCGGTGTTCCGCCTTTCCCTTGGCGTCAGCCTCATAAAAGGTTTGTGGGGTCCTCACTACCTCCGCGCCCACCTCCAGGCGGGCGGGCCCTCCTTTTGCTTTGCTCATGTGTCCTCCTTTTCTCCCGGCGGGGTGTCGTATGCCACCCAGTAAACCCCGTACAGATCCAGTAAATACCCATCTTTGTCCCGCTCTCCCTTGATACAAAGCCGCCCGGCATGGACATGGGTGGCGATCTCCCAGCCAGGGCTTTTCTGTAATTGGTGTAGGCCGATCCACTCAATCCAAACCGGGCGCGGCTTTTGGATCTGTTCAACCTGGGCGCGGGTCATCGGTTTTCTTTCGTTCTCCACATTGCCCTCCTATCTATCCGTCGGCGCTCCGCCGCCGTTACGAACTCCTTCACCATGCCCCGCTCCCAGAGATCCCGGAGGGTCAGGGAATAGGTGGTGCGGCTCGCCGTCTTTCCGGTTTCTCCGTCCCGGATCTCAATGGATAGGAGGGAGTGGCCCATGCAGGTTGAGAAAAAGGCGTTGGCCGTGTTCCATTCCGGGGTGATCCAGTTCAGGGCGTAGTCCGGTGTGCGCGAGTATTTAATGAACTCTGTCCCGCTCCGCATGGGCGGGAGGTTGTCCACATAATCCGCCACCAGCTTATACAGGGCGGTTTTATTCGCTTTTAGTCGCAGCATTACAGGATCTCCTCCCGATACCAGGCCAGGATCCGCTTGGCGTACTTCTTGCGGATCCGCTTCTTTTTGGTGCGGTGGTAGCGGGCGGCCAGCGGCCTGTTGGCCGCTTCCGCCCACAGCAGGGCCTTGTGGAACTCCGCCGCCGCCTTGATCGCCTCCCATGCGTCTGCCACCGCTCTGGCGGCCTCCTCCAGCTGTTCGCAGAAAACGCGGAACGCTTCCGCCAGATAGCTGGCCGCCTCATTGGCCTGCTCCATCGTAAAACCCATTGACGCAAGGAGCGGCGGCGCCGGGCGTTCCGCTCGCTCCGGCAGGGTGATTTCTCCGGCGTATTGCACCGGCTGTCCGTCTATGTAGACTGCCGCCTGGGCGGTTCCTTTCCCGTCAGGTCCCATCCGGCCAGCCTTCCCCTCGGTGGTATCCCATAAGGATCTGGTGTCCCATTTCCCCCAGGGCGTGGCGCATGACCTCCAGTTCCAGCAGGTCGGTGTACTTCATCCCGTACCCCTCCAGCATGGCGGTCAGCCTCTTGGCCTTTTCCGTGGTCTTTCTCACGGCCTCCCGCTCCTTGGCCATGTCCTCCGCGTCGAACTGTGCCCGCAGGTCCTCCAGGCCAATTTCACCGCCCGCGATCTTCTGGCAGAACTCCACTGCCTCCTCCCAGGTAAATTCCCGGTATCCCGCCGTGCTTATCTCTCTCCCGGCCCCTCTTGTGTCGTAGCAGCTTACGGTGTGGCCCCGTTCCTGTGCGTCCCACAGCCGGAAAATCCGAAAAATGATCCCGTCCTGGCGCCCGGTCATGGTGCCGCGCCCCTCTCTCCGCCACTTGATTTCCTTTCTCTTTGCCATGTCCGTCTCCTTTCTCCGCCCCTTGCGGGGGCGGAATTTCCGTTGATACGCTCCGCCGATTAGATCCAAAAGCTGGGGGCCAGCGCCCATGAAGCGTCCGCGTTGGTGTTGTTGGGCGTGCCGTCCGTGGAGACAAGGCAGAAACGATCGTTGTAGCCGGCATAGGCGGAACGGGTGTAATGCGGCCATGTCTGCCCGTTCCACATCTTCACGCGGTCCCGCTCGGTCTTGTAGACCGGGAGCTGCTCCTCTGTTGGATCGTCCCCATCTGCCCACGGCTTGCGCCCGAAAAACTCTGTTGCACTATGTAGCCATAGCAGATCCGTGGTCACCAGCTCCTCGCCCTTGATGGTCTGGCGGATGGTGCGGGGGGTGATGATGGACACCAGATCCTCCGGGAGATCCTGGACCAGATCGCTGTTGCACCATTTCCGGGCGTCGCTCTCTTTCCAGGACACAGGACGCTCCAGGCGGTTATACATAGGCCGCTCGGCCACGCCGTCCACAAAGCCTATCCAGACCCGGCCCGGCTCCACCTTTTCCACCATGATGGCCGCCTCGGTGCCGCTCCGCAGGTGGAAGCGGATCACATCCCGCTCCGCCAGGAGCTTGTCCAGTACGCCCATTTCTCTGGCCCTGGCGATCTCCGCCCAGTTGATTTCCTCTTTCGTCTGCTTGATGATGGTTGCCATTGTCATTTCCTCCTTTGTTTTATCCGCCTCCATGGCGGTGGGGGCACTCATTCATTGGCCGCCCGCGTTCTGTTCAGGGGCTTTCCGCGCCGGCGGAGGCTTTCCTGGAAACGACGCTGGGCCAGATCCGGGTTGTATGCCTGGCGTCCAAACTTGTCCAGGGTGCCGTTGCTCCCGCGGCGCAATTCCTGGTAGATGGTTTTGGGTGCCACACCTACCAGGGCCGCGATCTCCCGCACAGACGCATAAGCGGCCCACTTCTCTGCAATCAGCCGCCGATCCGCAGGCCCCAAATATTTGTTGCTCATGGTCCTTTCACCTCCGTTTTTTGATAAAAAAATAAGAGTAACAAGGCTTTACGCTTTGTTACTCTTATTAGTAGCATTTTCATCGAAGCGGTTCCGGGGCTTTTTTCTTGACAGAGGGCGGGGCTTGTCATAAAATAGGACGGAACTTTGTGAGAAATAAGGGAGTATGGGTCCGTGATCGAGTTAAAACACATTTCCAAGACCTTTCCCACGGCCGACGGCGTGTTTCAAGCCCTGGACGACATCAATCTGACCATCCGGGACGGGGACATCTTCGGCATCGTGGGCATGAGCGGCGCGGGCAAGTCCACCCTGGTGCGCTGCATCAACCTGCTGGAGCGCCCTACAGCGGGCCAGGTGGTCATCGACGGACAGGATCTCATGGAGCTGTCCGCCCCCCAGCTGCGGGAGAAGCGCCGCTCCATCAGCATGATCTTCCAGCAGTTCAACCTGCTCATGCAGCGCACCTGCCTGGGCAACATCTGCTTCCCCATGGAGATCGCCGGGGTGCCCAAGGGGGAGGCGCGCAAGCGCGCCCTGGAGTATCTGGACATCGTGGGCCTGCCCGACAAGGCCAACGCCTACCCGGCCCAGCTCTCCGGCGGCCAGAAGCAGCGCATCGCCATCGCCCGCGCCCTGGCCTCCAATCCCAAGGTGCTGCTGTGCGACGAGGCCACCTCCGCCCTGGACCCCACCACCACCCGCAGCATCCTCAGGCTGATCCAGGACATCAACCGGCGCATGGGCATCACCGCCGTGATCATTACCCACGAGATGGCGGTGGTGGAGGAGATCTGCTCCCACGTGGCCATCCTGGAGCGCGGCCGCATGGTGGAGACCGGCACAGTGGAGGCGGTGTTCTCCAACCCTCAGACCGAGGCAGGCCGCCGGCTGGTGTTCCCGGAGGGGGCCAACATCGACAAGTTTCCCGTGGCGGGCGTGGTGCGGGTGGTGTTCAACGGCGGCTCCTCCTACGAGCCCCTCATCGCCTCCCTGGCCATCGACTGCGGCGTGAAGGTGAACATACTGGGGGCCGACACCCGCAACGTAAACGGCAAGGCCTTCGGCTCCATGCTGCTGGGCCTGCCCGAGGATCATGGAGAGGCTGTCCGTGCCATGAACTATCTGAAGGCCCAGAAGGACGTCACCGTGGAGGAGGTGCCCGACTACCATGGATAA